TCTAGATGCGTGGCTAGAACGGTCTTGATTGGATTGAATGTGAATAGATTTGCGGGCATTGCGCCCTTCTTCCAATTAGCGTCATTGTTGACGTAATCTTCTGCGAGTTGGTGAACGGCAGTACCACGAGTGGCAGCCTGATTCATGACTCTATTAGCTTCAGCTTCTCCTACACGTTTTCTCCAAGCATCTAATCCAGATTTATCTTGGACACTTAGAACCGTAGTTACTGATGGTAGAACTGCGCCAGATGGCGTAGTATAAAATCGTCCCTTATCTGAGGTGTCTGCTGACATCTCCTGGACAACTAAATTGTGATCAACGTGTGTAAACATAAAATTCCTCTCATTTGAACTATCATTCTACTACAGGTAGATCCAAATGTCAAGCTATTTTTTATATTTTTTGATAAATATTTCTGATAGAGTTTTAGCGTCTGATCTGTTATAACCCAAAAAATTGACGAAGTGGTCTTCGGCTTCTTGTCTCTTCTTTTCTTTAGGTTCGCCTTGTTGTTCTTGTATCACTTGCTGAAATACTGTTTCAGCTTTTTGATCCGCCACTTTATCCGCCTATGATGACTTTAGTTGAACCGCCTATGATAGCTCCCATATCAGCAACATCTCCTACTCTGTTTGCAGAAAACCCTCCACAGAATACTTTAGTTGAACCTGGACCAGTTACAGCGGCATGAGGAACACAAGATGAGCCAGCGAGAATGGTGTGAGGAGCTATAGCATCGCCCACTACGGCTGCCATTTGACCTTGAATGAATACCTTAACTGCTTTAGTTGCTACGATAGTTGAGGTAACATCACATGGATGACCTGTAAGAATATCGTCAGTGTTTCTGGCTGCCATTGGCATATGCTTATTCCTCTATGCTAGTGCTTGTACAATACTTATAAAGCTTTGAGCCTTAAAGTGGTTTGACTGATTCAATGTGATTGCCGAGTCGGATGTGGTAAATACATGAGATTCTTCGATAGTCACAGGATCCGGAATAGTTAGAGATATCAACGTGAGTAACGCAGGATTAGATGCCGCTAGTGCGGCTGTATGAGTAGCGAATGTCTGAGTTGTGTAATCTTCCATAAGACAGGAATATGAAACATTGAATGGATCATTCTGTTGGGTGATAGTCACATTGTCAGAGCCAGAGGAGTAATTAAAATTTACATTGTTAGGCACTGACACAGAAGTTACTGCGGCACCATTAGCATCCTCAAATGATACGTTTACGGAATATCCATCGTTTGCGTACACGGGAGGTAGTCTAGTGATCTCTTCGCCAACACCAGTATTGCCAGCAAAGAATGCGTCTCCGCCTTGATCGCTTGCAATATTGGAGTTTGCACCTAAAAGAGCAGTGGTTGCCATTTGACTACCTTACTAAAGATGATCCAGCGTTGGCTGCCAAGAATACAGCGACTTCTGCATTAAGTAATTGTTTACCAACTCTAGTTCCATCTTTAAGTTCAAAAATTCTTATTCTAGGTTGTTCTGCCATCTTATCCTCTCAACATATGCTTTCGGTTTAATTTTCGTTCTTGGGTATTTGGAAAGTCTTGATGCTCTCCAAAGTCCCAACCCATTTGACCGAGTTCGCCTGCACATTCGGGAGTGATCTCAACGAGAAGGCTTTCGCCCTCCCGTCCTCGAGTCTCATTACCGTCAGCATTGAGTTCAGTCATTTCTTTAATTTTTTGCTTATAATCGTTCATATTACTATTTATAGTCCTTGTCTATCTCGTTCTAGAATGTATGCTTTGACTAATGCACTACGTACAATGTCAGCTGGTTGAAACTCAACGAATTTGAACTCTTTCATACGTTCAATGATTCTCATGAATATGCGTAATCCAGACATCTCTTTCTTACGCTCACTGGTCAAATCGTCCTGCTTAACGTCACCACAGAAAATGATTCTGCAATTTTCGCCAACACGGGTCATGACTGTATGAAGTTCTTGGTCGCTCATATTTTGTACCTCATCTACCACAAGAATACAATCATCAAATGTTGATCCTCGCAAGAATGATGTGGATATGAATTCTACCTGATTACGTTGCTTAAGTATCTCATAAGCATCGCCTCTATTAAAGAGTTTAGATGCTATATCATAGTAAGGGGCTTCATAGACTTTCATCTTATCTTTCTGCGATCCAGGTAAAAAACCAATGTCTCTAGTCGGCACAATCGACCTGACAATGTATACTTTCTTATAGTATGAGTTTTTTGCCATTACTTCTTTGAGTGAGAATAGAAGACCTAGAAACGTTTTACCTGTTCCTGCGATGCCGTGAAGCATCAGATTATCTCCGTCATCCCAAGCATCGAATGCGACAGATTGATTATCTGTCATAGGACCGATGTCTTTATTGACTGTAAAGTTTGATGTGAGTTTATTCTCTGTGTCTAATATTCCTTGCTGTCTAAGTACTCTCCGTTGCCTTTTGGTTAAACGTTCTTGTTGTTGTGCAGGCATGTAAATCCATCCTTATCTAGTTTGTATTTTAGACCCCGGATTGTTTTTATGAATGTTCTTCATTAGTGAGTTAAAACTGTCGGGTGTCTTGATGACTCCCATACGATGAGGATCACCCAAAGACGGTGCCTTAGTGATGATTTGCTTCATGTTGGGATTGGAAGATAGGTATTCTTCACGTTCATCCATTTTCATAATCTTATCAACTTGCTCACCAGTTTCGATGTCTTCGAAAGTGTATATCGGCATTATTTATTCTCCAATTTATAAAAGAAAAGGCGACTCAGAGGTCGCCTTCATAGTGTACCCATCATGGATATTTATATCTCTACAACGCTGTTAAGACACCATTTCGTAAATTTCTTTCCAGTTATTTACTCTAGTAACGTCTTCATGCGAGTAGTACTCGTTGTGATCGTGACTCATCAGTATTGAGTGCAGTCCCATATTCACACCAAGTTCAGCATTTTCTGCCTTATCTTCAACCCAAATACATCCTGTATCCAGATAAGGAGCGAGAGCAAGGTCTTTGTCTGCACCAGTATCTAAGCACACGATCTTTTCAAATGCTGTTTTACCGAACAACAGTTCGATGTTTTGTTTACGCAATATGCCAGCATGCCTATCAAGACTCAAGCTGGTAATACAGTGAAACACGTATCCCAACTCTTCGTGCATTTTTCGCACATACTTCATTGAATCACGTAATGGAGGGATGCAACAGATTGCGGCACTCTCGTTGAAGTGTCTTATGAGTTTTTTAATCTCATCTTTAGGCAAGTCATAGACTTTACCTAATTCATATTCAGTAACACCTGAAACAGCAAAGTGTCCATGCTGTTCCATCCAGTTATTGAAGCTATAAAGCCAATCAACTAAGACTCCGTCACAGTCAACTAACATCAATTTTTCATTCTTTTTTATCATATTATACCTTTTCATTTGATACTATCATTATAGCACCATTACATTATAAAGTCAACCCCTAATTAAAGAAAGTTTCCTTGTGCTTGTTCTTTGCACGTCTAGCCTCTTTGATACTAGCTTTACGCTTGTCGTACCTTTTAGAGTCTTTCTTCTTAAATCTAAAGTCTTCGTTCTTTTCAGCTTCATCTTCGATCCACTCACGAAACTTCTTACCTTTGCCCATCTGTCCATCACTCTTTTTGTTGGTGTAACGTTATGCTGGTTGAGTACCAGCTTCGGTCTGCGTTTCCCACGATTCAGTCTTGACCTTAGCTGGTCGACCACGCTTCTTTTTTAGAGGTGTGGCAGGAACTGGATCTGAGATAATTCCATCAAACGCTTCGTTAATAGTCTCTGCCAATAATTCGGCAAAAGGCTCTTTACGTAACATCTGTAGAAGCAACTTAGCGTCTGCCTCATCAACAGTTTCCAGCATTTGAATGAACATGGACTCTCTCTTAACACTGTTAAGATTTTCACCTTCTTTCATTTCATTAACAAAGTACGACAACTTACGTGCCTCACGATACAACATGCCGTGCGATTCTAGATGCACAGATGGTGTGTATGGTGGTGCGCTAGAAGGGATATTAAAACTCCACTTCTTGTCGTACATTAATATGAGGATGTTCCTCAGTTCGATTGAGTTGTTCTCTCTCAAGTATGCTATCTGTTCAGACGGCTCTTTCAATTCACAACATTTAGCAGTAATTTCTGCTAGTGATTCTGTAGTCATATTTAAAACTCCGATATACTTTCCATTAGATTTCTTAATTTATTCTTAATGAAGTAATTGATTAACTGGCTTCGATCCTTTGGATTCTCTGCGTCATACTCACTAAGTATCTGATTCTTGATTGGGTCTGGGACCTGCGTCAAGTCGATCATTGCCTTATTGCGTAAATAGTTTCTCTTTACTTCGTTATCCATATTATTTATATCAGCCCAATCGAGCAACCTTTTCTTGGTCACTGGTCTTTGACGAATACCCATAACAAGTGCATTGTCTGCTGACAGAACGTTAGGAACACCATCACCTGCATCGCCCTTAATGATATGCTCGTGTAAGAACGTATCTGGGTTAGCATTAGAGATCCAACGCTTGCGTGTAGGATCATATTGTTTAACGTTTGCATATGTGTGCAACTGAACGTAGTCTTTGTCTCCTGAGAGAATTAGAATAGGCTCACCTGTGTTCAAAGTAGTACCTTCTTTGTGTACGATAGTACCAATGATGTCATCTGCTTCACACGTTTCGATCTGTATTACTTTATACGGAAAGTATGTTTTAAGCTCATCACGAATACGATTCAG